TCAGCCCACAACACGCAAACGCTGGACCAGCCCGGCGCCATATATGGCCGAAACCTGCGCCACTGTAATATCAAAGGGTGCCACAGACCCGTCAGCGGCCTGCATCATAGCCGTATAGGTCCACTCCGGACTTGAAGTCATGGTCTCCCTCAGCACTTCTGTCCCCTGGATGATCCGCAGCAGATAGCTTTCTGTCTCTTCGCCCAGCGGCACCTCCGGTGCCTCCCAACTATCGCCATTGATGCGCGTGCGCCTGATCCAATTGACCGTGTATGACCTATCGCCCTGCCTGACGGCTTGGAGGTGACACGGGCTATAGGGGCGTAGCCCGTTACCATCAAAAGCTTGAACGATGTGGCGATACGAAGGATCATCCAGCCCGCGCCGCGCTGGCCCGATCCGGAAATTCTGCGCAACACGCCGCAGGTTGGGGCTTAGCTCAATCTGCGAAGGAGTGCCATCGAGCAGGACGAAATTCGATCCCGCAGGCCAGCTTCCCGGCATCAACCCATCCGAGCCCGCCTGCCCCCTCAGACGTTTCCTCAACCAATAGGTACGTGGGGCCACCAATTGTGCTTCAGCGAACTGGAACACTTCCCATTGATCAAAGCTTCCGTCGCCGATCGCAGCTGTGTTCGCCCCCGCCAACAGCGCGTCTTCGGTGACTGAAGACAAGGTTCCGCTGACCAATTCGACTTCAAGCACATCCCCCCGGTCCACCACCCCAGAACAGGCAAACGGCAATGCGGTGCGCGTTACACCCATGATCGACCGCGTCGGAATGATCTTGTTCAATTGATAATTCGCATCCGTGCTGGAAGAGTACAGCGCTGCCGGTCCAGGCCAGGGCTGCGCTGTTGCCGCGATATGAGGGGCATGCGGCACCTCATCACCACGGATCAACGGCAGATCAAGGAAATGAGACAGAATTGGTGTTGGTGCGACAAAGGCACGGGCCTGTACCACCTCGTCAAATATATCGGCCATATCGTAGACTTGCGGCTCGATCCGCACACCTTCGATCAGCTGCAGATTAGACTGCTCTACTCGGTCAATCCGGTAGAGCGCAGGGCGCTCCGAACCGTCCGCAGACAGTTCAAACACATCGCCCGCACCGAGGTTCATCTGGGACGGCGGCAGAGCGAGCCGAACGGTATCGCGCGCCACCCGCGCCTCCGTTAGCCAACGTTCGACCACCTGACGCCCCTCTCCCCGTGTCAGGGCAAGATTGATTTCCGATCCGGAAACAGAATGCGTCGCTTCATCCGCGAGAACCGCTTCCTCCGCGATGACGTCAAAATCAGCATCCGCCTGGACGAAACGCAGTCGCATCCGGCCCGAGACTTCGGCATCTGCTTCCCGGGTCTGCTCAACCGTGCCATCCAGCTCTGCACTTACCGCAAGTGAACCTTGCTCAAGCGGCACCGGATCCAGACCGTCGCGCATGCGAAATTGCAGCAGCCCATCGCGTTCAATTGCATCAAACCCGTAACGGATCATCAAAGGCTGCAAAGCGGCCCTCGCGTCGCTGACCTGATCCACCGCATAGCCGCGCACATAGCCATACAGACCTGCTGTGCTGAACGCCTTAAGCCCAGCGCGGGTGCAAATCTCGGCGACGACAGACGCCAGTGTGCGCCCCGCAGTACGCCCGTTGATCCAATGACCCCGCGTATAGTTCTCTCCGTCACTCCATTTGTCGACATTGTTTGGGAAAAACGGATAGGGCCGCGTATCAAACGCCCAAACGAAAGCACGGCTCATGTCCAACATCCTGCCCTCGTATTCTGTCGACAGCGGATTGTTATTCGGATCATTCCAATGCTCTGACATCGCGCGCAGATACTGCATCTGCATCAATTCATCCCGCGCGCCCGTCGAGAAATAAGGTAGTTTCCCTTCAGAGCTTTTGCGATCCAGAAACTTGTTCGGTTGGTTTGCGCCTTTATCGATCGCAGCACAGCCATATTCCGTGAACCAGATCGGCTTGGATTGCGGCAGCCAAGCTGTTGGGGATGCACGACGTTGTCCGTTTACACGCTCGTGATGGGTGTTTTCCCACCAGCTGCGCACGTCCTTGTACCGGTAGATCCAGGGCTCGAAGTAAGCCTCGTCCGTGATCTCCGTCCGGATTTGCGCCTGCCGCGCTTCGGTAGAATGGTAGTACCAATCAAACCCCTCGCCGCCTTCAATATTGGCTTTGAGGTACTCCAGATTGTAAATTGAATCCCATGTCTGACCGTCCAAATGCTCCTCGGTGTCGCGCCAATCGGCCAGCGGCATATAGTTATCAATACCGATGAAATCGATGTTGGGGTCAGCCCAAAGCGGGTCAAGGTGAAAGTACCTGTCGCCAGTTCCATCCTGCGGCTGATAGCCAAAATATTCAGACCAGTCAGCGGCATAGCTGATCTTGGTATTCGGCCCAAGGATCAGCCGCACCTGCGCCGCAATTGCCCTTAGCTTTTGCACAAACACAAAAGCCCCGCCGCCGCCACGCAGCTGTGTCATGCCGCGCATTTCGGATCCGATGCAGAACGCCTCTACCCCACCGGCCTCTGCACACAACATGGCATTGTGAAGAATAAATCGGGAGAAGGTCCAGTGGAGACGCGTGTCTTCTTCGGTTTCGTCGTCCTCGCCCTCGCTTTCAGCTTCTGTCTCACCCTCGGCCTCGCCGCCTCCCTCGCCCTCGCCAATGGTGTCCCCTTCCTCTTCTTCTTCCCATTCGGGAAGATAACGGATCACGCCGTCCTCCACTTCAAAGTCTTCCGCCACCGCGCCGCCAAAGAACGCATCTATTTCGTCATTCGCCAAAGGTGTCTGATCAGGACTTCCCGGCTGTCCCGGGGCTTTGGACAAGGTGATACGCCCGCGCCACGGCAGATTGGGCTGAAACTCATTGTCGCTGTAGGGGTCAGGCAGATCGTTGCCTTTGTAGGGATCCATAAGAATGAAGGGATAGAACATCACCTCTTGTCCAGCAGTCCTAAGCGCTTTAATCGCTTCGATCACCGAGGCGTCCGTCGGCGTGCCCCCGTAGATCGGGCGACCTTCTTCCTGAACGATGGCTTGCGCCTCTTCACGGACCAGACCAGAGACATTCCACGGCATGTCTGCAGAATCGAAAAACGGGTTCTCGACCTTCGGTCTAATGCTACATTCCCCACATCTTAGGTCATCTCCGAACCACGACACCACAAGCGATGCCGCTTTGAGGTTCGGCAACTCTTCTGTCATCGCTTCCGTGGCTACGGTGAAATCGGGCTTACCCTGCGGGGTCGAAATATTGGCGCTGGTGAAAGCACCAGTTGATTGCTGAAAATTAACCGGGGTCGTGGCCAGCGCGTATTCCCCCGTTCCAGGGATCAGCGCGACACCCTCAATGCCAAAAGCGGGAGTGTGCTCCTGTCCTGCGACACCGGGCTGCTCCGCTCTCAAAACCTCGAACGAGAATTGCGGCACGCGGTTACCAAAGGCAGCAAGCCCGATGTCTTCCATCACCACATAGGCAGTACCTCGATAGGCTGGCACTCTGCCCGCCCCTTCGATGGCTTCCATTACTGGATCAGGCAATTGATCTGCTGTGCCGTGATAGACCCGCATGTTCAGGTCATCTGTGGCCACTTCCTGTCCATCGGCCCAAACCCGACCCACTCGCAGAATTTCGCCCTCACATAAAGCCACGGCGAGGCTGACTGAATAGCTGTATTCGGTGGTTGTCGGCTGCGATCTGCTGCCCTTACCGCCGCCGCTCGTGGTGGTTGTTTCCTGAAAATCGGACGCCCAGATGATATGCCCGCCCAATCGCATCCTGCCATAGGTCTGCGCAATCGGGTCGCCCTCTCCTGCACTGGTAAGCCGAATGCGATCTACCTTGCCGGTCTCAATCGCCTGACCACCCTGCCCCAGCAGGCGCTGATCGATGACGCGGCCCAACGTGGCCCCCACCGCGCGGCCAATGGCAACCGATGAAAGACCCGCAAGTGTGCCACCGACAGAGCCGCCGATTGCAGCACCTGCCACAGAAAAAAGGACTGTTGCCATCAGTTACTCTCCTTGAGGAAATTCAAATCGCGCCACAATGCGCCGCTGCCAAGGCAGGCTGAGCGGGCTTTCGACCACGCCATGGCCGGTATATGCATGGATAAAGCTGGGGGCTGCGCCGACTGCACTCTGGACGCCCAGGTGTTTGGCCACACTCTGGCCGCGCATCCTAAATAGCAGCACATCACCGACCGCCGCCTCAACGCGCGGCTTCGCGCTTAAGTGCCGGCCTGCTGCCGCCCACAGCCGCTCGTCACCCTGCGGCTCAGACCAATCCATAGTGTACGCCGGAATCACCTCTGGCTCCGCACCGAACCGCTCGCGCCAAATGCCACGCAGTAGCCCCAAACAATCGCATCCCGCGCCTAAAGCGGAACTTTGATGCACATAAGGTGTCCCGATCCACTGCCTTGCTGCCCGTACGATGTCATCACCGCTCATCGCAATGACCCGCCTGAGTTGGTTCCTGTGACTTTCGGCACCGCAATCACCCAGTCTTCGCCCGGAATGTCCGGGAAACCCTGAAAATTCAGCAAGTTGTTAAACTTCAGCCGACAGGTCTCCATCTGTTTGTTGCACCCTGCAATCAGCTTGATCTGTGTCCCGCTGCTGACATCGCCCTTGATAGGCTCCCACAACTCAATGGTGCGTGTTTTGCCGCGCACCCGGTCGTGTTTGATCAAGCCGAAAAGACCCTTTGCCGGCCCTTCCAGCACGTTGACCCGCCCGCGGATAAAGAATTCCTCGTCGAACCCCGGCAGACTGTCCCAGATAAACCGTCGACCTTCTTCCTGCACATCGACAGGCAGGGTTAGCGTATAGCCCGGCAGCGTCGTATCAAACCGGCACTGGGCGTCCCCAAGCACAGCCGTGCACGGCTTTTGGTACACGCGCCCCAACGTTCGGTTCAGCGCTTCCGTCAACCCCCGTAATTCGGCCCTGAACGCCCCGTCGGCACGGCGTATCTCACCAATTGTGCCCCGAAACTGAAGCCAGCGCTGGCTCACGTCTGCCCAGTTGACCAGCCAAGCCACCACCTCGGCGCCATCAAACCGTCCCTGCTCGATCTCGTCTTCACGGATCGATGCATCGCTGAGCGCGCCGATGGCTTCCGTATTGTCCACCGCCAGCCCCGTGGTCTGCGCAATCGCCTTGGCGCTCAGCCCCGCATCCGCGCGAAAGGTCGCGCCGTTGAACACGAGCGGCAAATCGTGGTCCGTAAAAGCAAAGGCTACACCGTCGCTCCGGGTGATCTGCCACGCATGGCAAACGGTTGTCAGCCCCCCCTCAAGATGCGCCTGCAGCGCAGGATCAATACCAGCCATCAGATCCGCACCTCGATCACCGGCACCGATGGCACCTGTCCCGCTTGAAAGCTCTCGACGCTCGTCAAGATGCGGTCGGTATCAAAGCGCACCGGCACATCAAATTCATACCCCGCATAGATTTCCATATCCGGATCTGGCGGATGGGCAAATGTGATGATGCCCGTGGTCGGATCAACTTCGTAATCCAGCCCCTCCTGCAATTCATCCTGCTCCACGCCGACCTTAACCGATCCGGCAACAGGCTTGCTGATCGGACGGCGGTAAAACTGATCACCGGACCGGTAGGTTTTCATGATCTGGAAATCCCGGTCGACACCGTTGCCATAGCCAATGCTTTGGTCGTCAAAGACAGGTGCCAGCGTCGCGCGACCCGACTTGTAATCAGCCCAGTCTTTCCAGCGAAAGGCGTGCATCTGGCCCATCCGCGCTTCAAAAAACCCGATCAAGACCTGCAAATCATCAATGGACCGCATTCCAAGCCCTGCATCATAGCTCCGCCGTGAATGAGCCCAGGGCGTGTTGCGCTCCTCGAACCCGTTGGCCAGCGTGACCACATCGGTGCGCCGCTGCGGTCCACCCAGCGATCCAAAACTCAGCGTGGGGGGAAATCTTACCTCGTGAAACGCCATCAACCTGCTCCTGTCATCTATACTTTTTCAGCGATTGCGATTGCCCGACGACAACGCCCGGCTCATCTGTGCTGCGATCTGCGATTGGGACCGCTGGAACCCCTGCACATCCGGTGTGGTGATATGCATCACGACCGATGGACCGCCGCTGCTTCCCCCTCCGCGCACGCCCAGCTTGCCATCGGGTCCGCGCGCCAGCGGCATGATTGCCTCCGGCCCAGCTTCGCCCATAAGCCCCGTGCCACCGCGCATCGGAAAGGTCGTCGCACCGCTCACCAAGCCGCCCTGAGCGAAGGGCATCACCTTGCCCTGCGAAAATGCGGCCCCGTCGGCAAAGGGCAGGATACCCTGCATCAGCGATCCGAAACCCTGACTGATCAGCCCACCGAAATGGTCGGTGACAGGCTTCATTGCAGCGTTGTACGTGGTGTTTGCCAATGACTGGGCCACGGACTTCAGCGCATCCGACATCTTCATGCCGTCGAAAACCACCCCGTCAAACGCCTTGCGCAGCCCCCGGCTCAGACCCTTCTCAAGCGTCTGCACATCCTTGCCTGTCGCCGCCAGCGATGCAGACATTCGGCGCAACTCGCCATCAAACCCTGCGACCAGTGCGCCTGTTTGCGAGAGCGTCGCGTTCAGGTCTTCCGCATGACCCTCAAGTCCGCCATAGTCATCAAAATTAGCCATTCTCAGACCCTTTCGTTTTGTCGGGATACGCGGCCATCAACGCCGCCAATCCATCGCTTAACATCGGCTTGTCCGTGCCCGCCGCACCCAGCATCACTTGCAACTCCACCGGCGTCAGCGCCCAAAATTCATCGGGTTTCAGACCCAGACCATGCAGGCCCACCCGCACCAGGGCGGGCCAGTCCAGGCCCTTCACTCCGGCACCACAAAAGCCCGTGCCAGCAACTCCGCCGCCGCTTTCGCCGCTGCCATAGGACCACCCTCGATCCGGGCTGCCGCGATCTCTGCGTCGGTCATATCCAACCCACCCCCGCGCAAACCTGCCCCCAAGAGCGCCACAACGTCCCGGCTTTTGAACCGGCTGGCCTCAAAGCGCTCCACCAGCCCGACAAGCGATGCCTCACCCAAACCCTCTTCCAGCTCTGCCAAAGCGCCCAGCGTCAACCGCGCTACACAACGTTTGCCATCCAGCACCAACGCCACGTCTCCCCGCCACCGGTTCGCCATGCTCAGACCACCAGATCAGGCGTAAAAACCAGAATGCCCGCCGACTGCAGGCTCAGCTCATAGGTCGCCTCGCCGTTCAACTGGCCCGCATATTCAAGAGAGGTCACCTGAAACGGCCCCTGCACCACGCCAAACTCGGGAATGATGATCTGGAAATCGGGCGTCAGCCCGTCAAAGAACAACTGCCGCGCCCGTTCGTCGGTGCCCTCGTCCCGGAACACGCCCGATCCGCTAATTGCAGCAGATCGTACACCGGCCCCCGCCAGCAACTCACGCCAGCCCCCTTCGCTGTCCAGCGTGGTCACATCCACGGTCTCGGCGTTGAAGCTGACCCGCGTGGCACGCAGCCCGGCGATGGTTTCAAACTGACCATCACTGGTCATATCCACTTTGACCAAAAGGTCCTTACCTGCCTGAACAGCCATCATAGTTCTCCTTGAGAATACAAAAAATCAGTCGTCCTGAACCCGCGCAGTAAAGCGCAGATCAATCTGCCGGGTTGCGGCACTTTCCACCCGCGCCACCCGCGCGCGATCGAACCGCATCGATACCAGCCGGCCACGCGCAAGGCTCAATGCCGCTTCATGCAATACATCGCTGATCGCCCCCGCAGCGGCCTTAGCCTGCGAAAATCCGGGCCTCGACGTGATGACCGACACGGTCAGCCGGTGCACAGCACCTGCGCCACTGCCGTCCGACGCATCGCGGACTTCCTCACTGCCCAGCCGCACATAAATGGGCGGTAAGCTTCCACTCGGCATGGCGTCATACACCGCTGACCCCACGATTGCCCCAAGGACAGCGTCCCCCACCAGCGCATCGTAAACTGCTGCTTGCAACGGCCCTGACATGGCAAAACTCATACCGCGACCTCCTCTTGCGCAAAGCAGGTCAGATAGCGGCCCTCGGGGTGTCGCTCTGCCACTGCTTCAATGGTGAAAATGCGTGTACCGTGGCGCAGGCGCTGCTGCGGCTTGGGCCGCTCGGGGGTGCCAAAAGGGGCGCCGCGCACCGTGATCTTGTACCCAACACGGCTCGTCGGTGCGCCGATGTTGGCCGTCTCCCGCCCGCTCCCGGCTTTGATCTCGGCCCACAGCGTGCCCAACACGATCCAGCCTTCGATAAATCCACCAGAGCCATCACTGACCCGCTCGGGCGCTTCCAACACCAGCGCCTGATTGAGACGCGGCAAACTCATGCACTTGCTCCGGTGCCGATCCGAATATGCTTGTAGCGCTCGATCAGGCTTGAGACGCCAAAGGGCATGCAGCCTTTGCTCAGGCCCGTGTCATGACGGTACTCATAGTAATGCGCCGCCAGCATCAGCACCGCCTGGCGCAGATCCGCAGGGACATCTTCCCAAACAGATGCAAACCCCGCAGCAAAGGTGATTACCACGGAGCCACTCATTGGCACTGGTGGCAAGGAATTGCCCGTGGCGCGCAGCATCGGCGTCAGGTTGTCTTTCTCCAACCACCAAACCGCTGCACTGACCAAGCTGCGCTGACCATCCCGCGTCACCCGCTCCACGCTTGCAACCTCCACAATCGGCGCTGCGGGCAGCGTGAAGGCTTCGGAATTGCGCCATTTCGTGACTGTGGTCGAAAACTCGCGCTGCAACAGCACCTTGCCCGTCCGCGCCTCGACCGCCGCGATTGCCGCCCGCAGAAAGGAATTCAACACCGCGTCCTGCGTGTCATCAGGGCCAAAGCCACTGCCCAACCGCAGATGCGCCTTGAATGCTTCGACCGGCACCGCCGCGTCTAAGATTGGTGTCTGTTCAATCAACATCATGGAAGTCTCCAAATTTCTTTCCCCGTCCGGGTCAGGAAAACCCGGACGCGCGGCCTCCTGCCCTGCTCGGTCAGAGGGGAGCAGCTAGGCAAAGCAGGTATCGCGGTCGCGCGCCCGGACCGGGGTCAAGTTACCCCGGCCCCGGTATCCGCTACCGCTTATGCGACGCCGAATTTCAACAGTTTGATCGCGGCAAAGTCGCTCACATCACCACCCACGCGTTTGGTCGCATAGAACAGCACATGCGGTTTGGCGCTAAAGGGATCGCGCAGGATGCGCAGATCGGGACGCTCGGCCACGGTATAACCTGCACGGAAATCACCAAACGCGATTGCAAAGCTGTCGCTGCCCGCATCCGGCATGTCCTCGGCCACCAGCACCGGATAGCCCATCAGCATCGCAGGCTCACCCGCTGCCAGACCGTCAGACCAAAGGAACCGCCCATCCGCATCCGTCAGCTTGCGCACGCGGCCTGCTGTCTTTGAGTTCATGACGAAAGCACCATTGGCGCGGTACTGCGCTCCCAGTGCGTAAACCAGCTCAATGATCGCATCGGGTGTGACTTCACCGTCAATTTCCGTCGGCACATAACCAAGGTTGCCCCAGGTCCAGACGTCATTGTCGACCGCTGTGTGGGTCAGGAACCCCTTGGGCTTGTCGATCCCGTCACCGCTTACGAACGCGGCGGCCTCTGCGCGGGCAAACTTGTCCGCAATACGGGCCGCCAGCCAACCCTCGATGTCAAATGCACTGTCATCCAGCAGACGCTGCGATGCCTTCGGCAAAGCACTCAACTCATGCAGGCCAATGGTGATACGGTCAATTTGCGGCGTGTCCGTCTCCGTGACAGAGCTATTCTCCGTGGCCCAACCGGCACCCACCTCCGTGTGATCCACCAGCACGTCATAAGAGGTCGCCTCGACCTGAACGACGCTTGCAATCGCACGGATCGACGCGGTGGCATTCAGCACCGACTGTACAGTCGCGCTGGTCTGTGGATCGACCAGATAGCCGCCATCCGAATTCACCGCCGTAGACAGCGATTTTCCCTCGAGCTCCAAACCGCGCAACCCGTCATCATCGCCGTTGCGCAGATACATGTTGAACGCCTTCTGATGCGGTGCGCCCGCATCCGTGGCACCGCCCAGAGGTGTTCGTGCAGGCATAGTCATTTTTCGATCCAGCATGGTCATCCGCTCTTCTGTTTGTTGAAGTTTTGTCTCGATTTCAGCCTGAAAGCCCTTGAAGTCAGTGACAAATCCCGTCACCGCCGCGCGCACTTCCTCAGCCGGGGAAATCTCCCCGTTTGTCGTCTTGCTCATCCGTCACTCCCGAATTTGTCGCGTTACTCCGACGCGAGCCCCCGCTCCGCCATCTCGGCCCGCGCCCCCTCAAAGGTCGCTGCCATCTCCCGCAGAATTTCGCCGACATGGGCAAAATCGCCCTTGCCCGCCACCCGCGCACTGGGCAGCATCGGAAAGGTCACCAACGACACCTCCCAAAGCTCCAGTTCCGACAAGAGCCGCTGGCCCTTGGTGTTCTTGCTGGCCTTCACCGTGCGGTAGCCGATCGACAACCCATCAATCGCCCCCGCCGCGATCAGCGCCGCCGCCTCGCGACCCTTCTCGACCGAAGACAGGATGCGTCCCTTCACGAACAGGCCCTTTGCATCCTCGCGCACTTCATCCCAAACCCCGATGGGCTGTGTGGGATCATGCTGCCACAGCATCTTGATTTTGCGCCCGGCGGCCTTCACAGCCTTCAGCGACACACCATAGGCGCCTGCCTCGACCAGATCGCCGCCCTGATCCACCGCGCCGAACAGGCTGGCGTAGCCGCTGATCTCGGTGCCGCCCTCGACCTCTGCGACCTCTTCAAACGCCATGAACTTGCGCTCCAGCGCTGGCATCACGCCCGACACATCTTTCCCGTTCTCCGGCCCAAAGCCGAAGTCCCTCACGTCATATCCCATGACGTCCTCCTTGAAATTCCGCGCCCTCAGGGGGCCACCACCAGCACGCCCTGTACCGCCTGCGCCAGGATCACCGCGACGACCCCGTAAACCGTCAGCCACAAGCGCTTTTCCATCCGTTCCATCATGGCCTCCAGCCGGTCCAGCCGCTCCAGCATGTTGGCATGATGGATCGCACTCACCCGCTCATGTGCTTCCAACCTTAGCCCCGGCGCACAATCGAACCGCTCATATACCCCTGGATCAGCCATCATTCGCCACCGCTGGCAGCCCCAACAGATTGCGCTTTTCAGCCTCTGTCAGGAAATCAGCCGCCGCCACCCGCGCCCATTGCGCATCCCGCTCTGCCGACAGGGCAGGCACCTGATCCAAATCCGGTTTGATCTCGATGGGTGCGCCGGTGAAGCCGTCAAGCCAGTTTGCCAGCGCCGCCGTCACCCGTGTTGCCAGCGGTAAGACTGTCAGACGATAAAACGCACGGTGGGCCTCTTGATAATTGGCATAGGTGGCATCCCCTTGAATACCCAGCAACATTGGCGGCACCCCGTAGGCCAGCGCAATCTCCCGCGCCGCCGCCTCCTTGGTCTTCTGGAACTCCATGTCCGAGGGCGAGAACCCCATCGGCTTCCAGTCCAGCCCACCCTCCAGCAACATGGGCCGACCCGCATTGCGTGCCCCCTGATGATGGCTCTCCATCTCAGCCACCAGGCGGTCGTATTGATCGGAGTTCAGATGCCCCTGACCCTCTGCACCCTTGTAGACAATCGCACCCGATGGCCGCGCCGCATTGTCCAGTAGCGCCTTGGACCAACGCGAGGCTGCGTTGTGTACATCCAGCGCCATTGCCGCTGCCTGCATCGGCGCAAACCCATAGTGGTCATCCTGCGGATGGAACGCCTTGATATGACAGATCGGTGAGGCCCCCTCGGCCACGCCAAAGCGGTGCTTGCGCCCGCCCACCGCGTATTCATAGGCCACCGGCCAGCCATCGGCCCCCGGCACCACCGACATCCGGTCAGAGCGCAGTACATGCAACTCCTGCGGCATGCCCTCGCCCACCGCCTCGACATATCCGCTGCCTGACAACAGCAGCTGCGCGTAGAGCGCCTCAAGCAATTCCGCCCGCCCCTGCGCCGCGTTGGGCCGCGCCAGCAGTGACACGATGGGATGCGTGTCATAGCGCCGCTCGGCGTCCTGCACGACCAATGGCAGCGCCGCTGCGGCCTCTGCGATCAGCTTGACGGACCGAAACCCGACAGGGTTGCCGCAAAACCCAACCTTGGTAAGGCTCACCGCATCCCGCGGGCTCCAGGCCACGCGACCAGACGTGGCATAGGCCACAACCGGACCCGTCGCCGACGCCTTCTGCTCTGGCACAGATGCCGCCGCCGTGCCACGTCGCAGAAAATCAAACATATGCCCCAACTCCTTTTGCCCATCCCCCGGTCGACACCCTGTGTTGTCCGGCTTGAAAACAAATTGCCTCAAAGAGTTTAATTCTCGGTGACCCCACCGTGCGCAGGGGGATGCAACACCCCGTAAAAAAGAGGCGCGCGGATCGAAACCCGCGCGCCTCAATCTCTTCAAAGAAAATGGCCCCTCACAAGGACCGCACCGCAGGCCGCCGCCAATGTGCTGCCGGCTCAATCATCAGCTCATGCAGCGCCCAGACCAGCGCATCGACCCGGTCGGGTGATCCGCCCCCCTCGAACCCACGTGCAGTCATCCGGCACATCTGGTCCTCCAACGCATCAAGCCCGCGCATATGCGACACGCGCCCCTGCTCATAAAGCGCCGCCACAGGCTCCGCCCGTGCGACCTTCCCGCGTGAGGCGTGGACCGATTTGAGCGGCACCAGTGGATCAACCTGCCGCAGGACTTCACCCACCATGGCACCCCCTTGATTGACCTCCGCCACAAGCTTGTCCCCGCCGTAGTGCTCCATCGCTACAATCGCTGCCTTGGCCCATCCCGAAGGAGTTGCGCCCTGCACCGTACAATCTGCCAGCACCACCGCGCGCCAATCCTGTACCGGCCCCTGTGTCACAGCACCCACGACCACGATGCCACATTCGTCCGCCGATGCCCCCGAAGATGCCGCAGGGTCCAATCCTACGACAATCCTGTCAAACGAGGGGGCAATATCCAGCCGCCCGGCTTCCAATGCCTCGGACGTCCACAGCGCCCCTTCCGCATCGGCCAAAAGCACGCCGTCCAACTCCTGACGCCCCAGCCGCGTGCCTTTGTACCGGGCCTTGACCTCCTCCAGAAAGGATGTCGCCAGATTGGCCGCATTCGCTTGTGTCGGCGCATGGGTCTTCACCGTGGACGGCGACGCCATCAACCGTTTCAGCACATCCAAGTTGCGCGGGGTCGTTGTCACACAGACGCGCGGATCATCCCCCAGCCGCAGCGCAAATTGCAACTGGTCCCAGGTTTCCTGTCCACGTTTCCACTTGGCCAATTCATCCACCCAGGCCGCATCAAACTGTGGCCCGCGCAGTCCTTCGGGATCGTGGGCGGTATGTACCGTCGCAATCGCGCCATTGGGCCAGACCAGCCGCTTGCGCCCAGCCTCCCATGTCGGACGACGGTCTTCTGGAGAACACGCAAGGATGCCGCTGTCGCCAAAGATCATCACTTCGCGCACCTGATCTATTGTCTCGCCCACCAGTGCAATGCGCCGACATTTGCCCGCGTCCAGCGGCCTCGACCCTTCTACCACCGAACGCACCCATTCAGCACCGGCGCGGGTCTTGCCTGCCCCCCGGCCGCCGAGGATGACCCAGGTTCGCCAGGCACCCTCGGGCGGCAGTTGATGCTCCATCGCCCAGAACTCAAAGAGATAAGGCAGCGCCAGAAGCTCCTCCTCGCTCAACTCATTCAAGAACTCGTCTTGCAGATCCGCATCTGCGGAGGCGATCCAGCTTGCACCCGATTTCAACCCGGGCTCTGTCCAGATCGAAGGCGTAGCCTCCCTTTGCAATACCAGCTTGCTTGCTTCTGCACTCAT